ACTACACAGATGAAGAGATTAATAGTGACGGGTTGTATGTGGGCAAAGAACGTCCAAGGATAATTTGTCCTGCTGCTGATGATGGTTGTGGTATTTTGACATATGTGCAATCTATGTTATTCCCTGGTGTTAAGAGATGATTCCCCGAATTCATTCAAGGTTATGACAAAAAGGGCCTAGAATCATGTTGCAAGGACAACATGAGCATTGAGTTCAAGTCCATGTCAATGGATAGTAGTGCGTATGACTCATGACAGTTCAAGGAGTTGATGGAGTGAACTGATAATGTATTCTGGAAGTGTGCTAAGAGTGAAATTGGTCGCGTCTTGGATCAATTAGGATGGGATACACCAAGAGACTGGGCAAGAACCATATGTAAAGCAGCATGTCGCACCAACATTCCGGTGTTTGTCTACTTGGGCCACGACTGTCCTAAAATGCCAGATGAGATGGTACAACTTGGGGTCCGTAGCAAAGTGTTTCACATAGATAGGAATACGCGTAATCCTAAGAATAACATCCGCAATTGGTTCGTCGTTAATCTAGATGGATGAACCATATCTGGACATCCGACTCGCACAACACTCGGTAACACGATTCGTGCTATATGTTACACATTATTCTACATTAGTGAGGCTAAATTGTCCGGAGATTCAAAAGTGATGGCTGCTGGTGATGATGTTGTGGTTTGGTGTTCTCCAAAGGATATGGACAGGTTGTCAGCATGAATTTCGAGGTTAACCCTAACCGAAAAGGAGGGTAGACGAGGTTTGGGTCAGGTTCTCAAGGAAATGAAAATCAGTGACTGGGATGATTTTACGTTCTGTTCTAAGGACGCTTATTCTAATGGTTCTGTGTGAAGTTTAGTGTTGCATAGGGACTTTGAGAAAACTTTACGGACAAAATTCTTCTATACTGGCCAAAATTTTTACATACATGCAATGCCTCGTATACACGCCCAGGCTATTTATGATTGTGTTCGCGCTGAAGGTGCCAGCACGTTGTTAGAGGATTACTGATATATCAGAATGAAGGGGTTAACTGAAATCAATATGGATGATGATCGTATTAAGAACCTATTAGTTGAAGCCCAGAATAAATATAAGGTTGATTTCTATACCATTGACACATCGCATTACAAGTTTGAATCAGAAATTAATGACCGATATGGTTTAACATACGGTGGATTGATGGACTTGAGTAACTGCTAGACATAGCCGACCGAGGGGTCGTTAAAATCCAACTTTTTAAAAATTCCCAAAATTATTGGCTTTATTGCCACCTATGGGTGATCAGTGCTATGACAGG